GTTGCGATCGTCAGTACAAGATCGCGTCCGGTGATGACGGTCGTGGCCATGTGGTGCTCCTTAGTTAGTTTGAGTGTATCGAGTGGTGACTTCGATTTCGGCTGCCAAGACTTCAGATCCCGAAGCGAGAAGCTGCGGAGTCGGATTCGAGATATTGCCGATTTCGTATCCAGCCGGCAAAGCGGCCAGAATGCTGATGATGAGCTGTTCGATATTGTCGAGTGAAGCTGCGTTGGAGTATGAAGCGACGCCCACGACGATCATGAGATTGACTTTCGTGCGCACTGTATTCTTTGTAAAGACTTCAATTTCGAGATATGGATTCATCGGGAGCACCGCGGCGAATGGCACGATTGGCGACTCTGGAATCACGTCATAGACGTTGGCTGTAATCGATGCAAGCTGAGCCTTTAATACTCCACGGACATCGACGGCAATGGATGACGCTGGCACTATTGCACGATAGTTTCGACATCGAGATACGGCTGAAGCAAAGAAGACACTCTGTTCGTTAAACTGCGCCCCATGCGATACGGCGTACCGGTAAAGTCCACGCCTTCAATCTGACCGCCGGCAGCTGTGCGGCTCTGGAAGATTTCAATTGATACGGCGTACATCGCGCTCTCGATTGCCGGAGTCGCTGCGTATAGTGTCGCTGCGCCATATCCAGAAAGAGTGGCTGTGCCGTTTGGAATGATTGGACGCACTGTGACGTCTGCATTTGTAAGAGCTGCCGTGAAATAAAAGTCTGAGACCTTGACGACTGTGTGAGTCGCTGAGAATGGTGCTGGAAGTCCGGCCACGATGACCGATTGACCGGCAACGAAATTGTGAGCGCGTGATGTGTAGAAGTAAGCCACATTCGCGTCGAGTTTGTAATAATCGACGGAGACTTGATTCTGTACGAGAAGCGGCAAGATTACATTTTCGGCTGAGTCAATTATCTGATCGAGATAAGCATCAGAGTAGAGAGAAGAGCTCACGCCTAGGACGGATCGCAGCTGCGTGGCTGTGATAATTGATGGCATGAGCTCTTCCCTTTCTACTGCTCGGCCGCCTTCGGGAGCGACGACGGCCGATGGTTAATGTGTGGCGATTAGCCCTTATTGATACCGAATGCGCCAGCTGCGATCTTTGTCGCGCAAGCACCGAATGAATAGACGCCCACAGTGATGGATCCGTCGGCAGTTGATTCAGCGCGTAGCTGATAATTAGTGCCCTCGTACCATGTATAAGCATCTGGATTGATGACCATGATTGAGTCATCGATGTCTGTTGTTGCAGCTGTGTTCGCTGTAACGTAAAGATCTAAGCCAGCCACACGACCGCGAAGCGATGTTGGAGTGGCCAGACCAGGCTGATTCATTGGATTTGTTACTTCGTTGTAAATTGGACGTCCGCTGTCATTTAGTGACATCAGATTGCTCCATTGTGAAGTATTCACCAAGATATTGCGAGCGAATGGATTAGCAAGTCCAGCTGTTGCAGCATAAACACTTGCAGCACCGCGACCAATAAATCCGAGAAGCTCTGCAGCTGTTGGATATGTTGTGATGGTTGTTGCGTCAGCTGTTGCGCCGGCGACAAGAATGCCGTTCACATAAGTGTCTTGCGCTTTAGCCATGGCAGCCATCATATTTCTGAGAAGCTCGTCATAAAATAAAGGCGAAGTTCTGGTCAGAAGCTCGACGGAGAATTTTTGTTGTCCGGCAAATTTCTTGACATCCACGCTCAAGAACGCGGAGTTTTGATCTGTTTCTGAGAATGCTGCATCTTCAGCTGTAACTGCAACTGTTGGAGCAACTGTGATCTTAGGAATTTCGAATGTCATGCCGGCGTCTGGAAGTCCACCGCGTGAAATTGCTTCGATGCTTGGACGGATTGATGTTGAAAGTCCGTTGATAACTTCTGAGAGCTGACGTGTTGGCACAAGACCAGCATTGTCGGTTGTGTTATCTGCGGCCATGATGTATTGACGTGCATCTTCTGAACCGAGTGCAGCTTGCACTTTGTTTTCAAGATACTTCGCAGCTGTTAGCTCGATGCGTGGCTTTGATGTAAATCCGCCGGATGGCTTTGAGTTGGCTGTGACTGACTGAGCGGCTTCGACCGTCTCCACGGTTGAAGTGTCTGTGACGGTGTTTTCCACTTCGTCTCCTTCTGTTGGTATTGCATCCGGCTCCACGGTGGAGTCAGAATCTTCGGTGGCTTCTTCTTCGCCCTCTGTAGCTGCGACGTCAGAGACTCTCGCAGATCGCACGGCTGGCTCTGTGACAAGTGCGACGCCTGTGAGCTCGCCCATGAGAACGCGCATTGTGCCATCTTTTTCCATGACATATTCGTCCACTGCTAATTCGATGGAGAATCCGTCGCGGAGTCCATCCATAGCTTCGGCGATTGCGTCTGATCCGGCTGTCGTGTTTGAAATTTTAAAGCTTGCGTCAATTGAATTCTCATTGAGAGTCATCTCCAGAGTCTTTCCAATTGGTCGAGTGCGATCGTGTTCAAGATTGAGCTTGACCGGCGATGGTTGAATTGATCCTTTTGCGAAGACGACTTTGCCGGTTGAAGCGTTGGCTGGCTCTTCGAATGCAACGATGCGTTTGCCACGCAAGAAGTCATCGAGATCGAATTTGACTTCGTTGCCAAGTGATGTGAAATCTTGGAATGATAAACGCTGCTCGATTATCGACATGTAATTTCTAAAAGCGAAATCGACGAGATCGCGCCTTTTGTCAAGAGCGTTGGAATATGTGAAGCTGGATTGTTGTGAGTCTGTGAAATATGCCGGAATTCCGCAAGCGCGTGAAAGCTCTAAACTGACGTAGTTTCTGCCTTCATTGAGTTGAATTGATTTTGGATCGAAGCCCATTGTCTCCATTGAGACGTCTGCATTCAGATAGACCACGGATTTCTTTCGACGTGCTCCGAATGCTGAAAGTAATTTTGCAACGCGATCAGCTGGCAAAGATGTGCCATTTGATTTGAGAATCATTTGTGGAATTGGGTCGATAGCGAAATCCATCGCCGCTTTTTCTAATGCGGCAGCTGCGCGGATTGTACGACCGGCGCGAGAGAGTAATCCTTCATCGTTTCCAGCGAAGACGACAAGATCATTCGGATCGACGTACATTCCGTCAATAGAATAGAAATTCACTTCGTATCCCATGCCGTTAGTTGTAATCGTTACGCGCTCCGGTGCAATTCTTTCCATGGCGCGAATTTTTCCTGTATCAGCATATCTTTCCATGACGCGAGCGAACGCGTACGGATGAAAGAAGAGATCTGAAATCATCCAGCTCCAAAATACTGATCCGGCGATTCGTGGATCCGGTTGATTGATGACGCGTGGCTGTGCAACCTTCTCACCGGTTGCGACGTTGCGTGTCTCCATTGGAAGCGAAGCAATTGTCTGCATAACTGAAAGAGCGCGTGCAATTGTTGGCACACTCATCGCTTCGGCGCGAGTAGCTTGAGCAATTCCAGAGAAGAAGATTGAAGATGTCTCTTGATAATACGGAGCCACGCTTGCAGCTTCGACGTCGCTGATGTTTTCTGGCGCGTTGCTTTTTACCGGTGCGAATCTGTCGAATAATCCCATGCGTGAATTCTAAGTCACGCGGTACACCTAGCCGACCATGATGTCAAGATCCGACTCTGGTCGTGTCGCGAAATGTGTGACCAGTGCAGCTCCTACAGCTGCGCAGACTGTCGCTTGCGAAGCTCGACGACCGATGACCCATCCGCCGTCTCCATAATTTAATCGCGTCGCTGATAGAATCTGCTTGGATAATTCTGCCTGATTTCGGTGCACAAATCTCTTTGACGTCACACTGCCGAGAAGCTCGTCGCAGCTCTGTGAATACTCACTCCCATCGATTGCCACGATTCGAATTCCGGCTGGCTGGAGTCTTGCGGCCACTGCGCTGCTCGTTCTCTTTGAATATGCCACGCACTCCGTCGGATACATCCGAGTGTACGGCGCGATGTCATTGGCCACAGCTAGATCGTCGAGATTGATTGGATTCTGCCAAGTGTGCAGAAGCTTGACGAAGAATTTGTCATCGCCAATCTTTTGAGCCGCGACCAGAGCTGCGGCACGTCTATCCGGTGCGCAGTCAATTGCCATCCATGTCTGCTTCTCTGGATCGAGATCGATTGTCTCATCCGAGCACTCATTCCACTCTTGCGATGGGATAGCACTTGAAATTGTGGCGACCCATCTGCAAAGCACTTCAGTGCGTACGACGTCCGGCGGATCATTGAGCACAGCTTTGAGATTGTCGATGTGGATTGTGTGGCCGAGCGATGGATTGCTTTGCCGCCATCCTTCGACGTTGGCGATGTCATCGGTATGAGAAGACCATTCGGCGTAAAGAATGTCATCTGCTCCACCGGCCGCGGCCACCATGCCGCGCTCGCGCAATTGGTTGAGAATGACTGAGTGCTGATCTCCGGCATTCGAATACGTCCATAATTGCGGAGCTTCCGCGGCCATCATCGTGTATCGAAGTGATGCCCACGTGGATTCGTCTTTTAATTCGCGAGTCTCATCGATGTGGACAAGCTCCGGCTTTGAAATACCACGCGCCGCCGAAGCTCCAGCTTTGACCATATACCGGCAACCGTCAAGCGTCTCGATTTCTTCTGATCCATGAGCCCATCGGATTCGCTTGACTTGCTTTGCGAGCGCGTCATTCTCTTCGATGATGTTCACTAGATCGCGGAATGTTTCGAGCGATGTTGTAAGTCGATGCGCCGTGCCGATTTGTAGCTTCTTTTTATACATGAAGAGACCGGCCAAGATTTGCGTCTTCATAAGAGTCGTCTTGCCATTCTGTCGAGCCACGACGATGCAGACAAGTGGATGAGCTGGACGTCCGTCTTCTTTATATTTGCCAGCTTCTATCGTGACCCATTTCTGCCAGTCGAGCATCTTGATCCCGATGGATTCACTGAAATCGATGACCTCTTGGCCGCGAGACGGTAAATCCAGAAGCTTTGAGTGGATTCTAGGCGTCGAAATGCCATAGAGCACTTCTGTAGTTCTCTCTTCAACCTGTTGCAGCCGATTTGAGCCTACTACGACCAGCGGCGGTCGTTTCGAGTCGTCTGGAGTCCTAGTCATGCTTTTTCGAGTCGTTTGGTGGTGAAAGAAGACCGCGGGAGAGAGTGGCGGTGGAATCGCGTCCTAAAAAATTCGAAGCCTTTGCGCGTTGAGCGAGTATGAATTCATCTGGCA